TCCAAATGGGTTTCCTTCACTGAAGTCTAAAATATCGTCAGCTTGTGTCTCGAATGTGACACTCTCACTATATTTAGGATCAGCAGTGGACTGCTCATCTCTACTATCTAGGACAATAGTTGCACCTGATTCACTACCCATAATAACTTCACCTACTGTAAATGTTCCAGTTGGTGACTTCAGTTTGACCCAACCTTCTCCAGCATCCCACTCAACCATGTTAGCAGTTGCACCAGTAGTACCACCAGTAACAGTTTCAGGAACTGTGAATGCTCCTGATATACCTGCAGGAGCAGCACCGAAGGTTGCAGTGGCAGTTGTATAGCCCGTTCCACCGTTCGTTATGTCCACAAGTCGTACACTCCTATAACCAGATCCACCGTTTACGATATTGATTGCGGTCAATGTACCGTTGGTAAAAGTTGGTGTTAAGGTTGCCTTTACAGCATTACCATCAGGATCACTAACAACTAGTGAAACTCTATCCTCATCATATCCAGATCCACCATCAACAATCTGAACAGATCTTATCTGTCCTTCTTTGACAGTAGCTCTAATGGTAGCCTGTGTTACTGGAGATCCACCACTGAGTGTTACGTTAGCAAGATATGCTGTAGCCGTAGCATCGTTTCCATCTCCAGCGATAGTAACTGTGGGTGCTTCATTATACTTAGTTCCATTATTACTAATGTAGATTTGATCTACTGCTCCACTTGCTACCGTAGCATTACCAGTAGCAGTGATACCGTTGATAGGCAAGTAGTAATGCTTGACAGTATAACCGTAATCGACAAGACCCTCATCGCTGTCAAAGACATCTCCTTGCTCGTCGCTGTACTCGAATAGTTCTGCTTTGAGTTTGTATACATAACCCTTACCTAACTGGTAGAATGGTTCTTCATGCTCTACGAATTTTATCTCAAAGTAATTACTTGTTAATGGAAAATATATCAAGTCACCTTCTTGTGGTCTCTCAGGTGCTTTGTAATCCTTATCTAATAGAAGGAACTGTGATATAAGATCTGAAAATCTTTGTGCAGAGACAACCATAGTTATCTCGTCTGACTGTGCTACACCAAACTTTGTAAGTAGATCACCAGAACCTTGGAACCCTTCTGGGTTTTCTAGGTATGCTTCTATAATATATGCATCATTAAATTCACCTACCACCTCTTCATTAAACACACCATCAGTGATCATGATCTCTCTAGGACAATAGAGTATATCCATCCCAAACATTTTGAGATGTTCCTCTACTAGATTCTGTAATAGGAACTGTTCGTTCCTAGTACCATGTGTAAAATAAGTATTCCTCATCCAATCATATCCATTGGCATGGTCTCCCAAACAGTGAGCATCTCTTCTTCAAGTTTTTGAACCATCTCCTTACCTTCATTGTAGATGAACTCACCATTCATAGTGATGCCACCAGGTAACTGTGCTCCTTGGAACTTGATAAGATTAGCACCCCACTGTCTCTTGATAAGTGCGGTTACATATCTCTTCATCCATATATCATTATATACATCGGTGTCTGCAGTAGGATCTACAGCACGATAACATTCTAGAACTAAGAAGTCATCTGTATTAACATCAGTCTTCCAGTCTAGATCCAAGTAAAGTTTATTTCCTCTCAACTGGAACCTTGTTTGCTTCTGTCCTTCCAGTAAGAAGTATATGTCTTCCAACCTACGGTTAACCATCTCATAGGTTAAGATCTCTGTGTTGGTTAAATCCCAAAGGTCATTCAATCTCCACTGATACCTAACATCAAATAAGTTTGTTACGTTCTTAGATACAAATGGGAATACCTTAATGACACTAGTGATATGTTCAGGCATCTTCACGTAGTTGTTCTGCTCTAGGTAATCAACAGCAAGAGCATTAGAAGTACCAGATGCAATACTAGTAGTAGTATCAGTGACCATGTTGTCCCGCATGGCTTCACTCCACTTAATCTTTACGTGGGTTCTGATATAACCATCACTATTTCTTTCATTGAAATATTGAATAGCGTCATCTATTAGATCATCTATTTGATCATCTTCGATGTTTATTTCTAGGACAGGAGCACCATTCTGACGTAGTGCGTAATCTATAAGTCCTTGCCTTGTTGAAGCTTTAGCCATGTTAGGTAGGATTAACGTTGAATCTAATTCTTACATAATATGTAGTGTTAGCACTGAGGTTAACAGCACCTGGTAATGTGTAAGAAGTTAAGTTTGATGAGTTGCCAAGGGATTGGTGAACGATAGATGCAAATGTATCTACAGGTGAGAACTGCCAATCACTAGATGAATGCTGATACCCAGTCTTTAATGCGATTGGGTCAACGTTGATCGTTGGGTTGAATGCAGGTGTGATAGTTTGTATATCTGGTTGATCAACAAACGGAGTTGTAAAGTTGATTGCAGCAGTGTATGCACTTTCCAGATCTGCATTGTCTCTGAATTTAACCTGCACAGAATATGCAATGTCAAACTCTAGAGTTGCTGCTGGTACAGTAAGTGATGTTTTGTTATTCTCATCACCATTAGGTAATGTATTACTTGTATCATATACAGTGACGTTATCACTAACTCTTCTAATTCTCCAGAAGGTTGCCTTATGAGTTGATCCAGCATACTCAGAAACAAACGCTGATGTACTGATAACTGGTTGTCTAGAAAGAGTTTTATTAGTATCACTATCAATGAATGGTGTTACCGATGCAGGTGCAGACACAAACTCTGATTCATTCACAGTTAATGTAGCAGCATTAGAAGTAACTGTGGTTGCAGCTGCGTTAGTGAGTACACAACGGAACTGTTCAGATGGGGAGGTTGGATATGTTGTTGCAGGTGTTGTATATGTCGAAGCATTAGCACCAGCAATAGCAGACCAATTAGAACCATCATCAACAGACTTCTGCCATTGATATGAAATCACATCACTTGTTATAGAAGCAATAATATTAAATGTTCCACTACCGCCTTCAATAACAGCCTGTGTTTGTGGCTGTGTACCGATACTGATAACACGTAGAACAGTTATTACTGCAAAGTTAGAAGTGATATCTGCTGCTGCACCAACAAGAGATGCTACACAACGATAGTAATCATTACCATCAGTAGCATATACAAGAGTTGGTGTTGTGTATGTTGCACTGGTTGCTCCTCCCACAGCAGAGTAGTTTGAACCACCATCATCAGATCTCTCCCACTGATAGGTTGGAGTTCCACTACTTGTGGATGTAGTTATTGTAAAGTTTGCAGTACCACCTTCATTAGCAGTTACGTTAGATGGTTGTGCTGTAATAGAATATGTTCTTTGTACAACTAAAGTTACGTTGTTAGTTGTAACTGGAACAGCTGCTCCTACTGCAGATATAACACAACGGTAAATGTCATTGTGGTCAACTGCATAAGTTGTAGCACCTGTTGTATATGACGCAGAGGTTGCTCCTCCAACGTTGGAGAAGTTGGATCCACCATCATCAGATTTTTCCCATTGATATGTTACTGAAGGTTCGTGATGGGATTGACCTTCAAATCCTCCTCCACCTCCTCCTGTTGGAGTAGCAAAGGATTCTGTATCGAATGAAGACTGTGCAGCATTACCACCAACAGGTGACATTGTAACTCCACCTAAACAGGTAAAGGTTGCAGTCTGTGTTTCATCTACTGTCTGTCCAGTTGGTTGAGTTGATACAATAACTGTTACAGTTTCAATCTGCAACGTGGCAGCATTTGACGGAACAGTAGTTGCACCAGGACAAGATAGTAAACAACGATACTGGTACTCATCTTCAGTCTGAGTTAATGTAGCAGTTGTATATGTTGCAGTAGTACCACCAGAACCTGTAGAAACATTAGACCATGACGCACCACCTGTGATAGATACTTGCCACTGGTATGTGATGTCACCTGCATCATTATCAGATGTAGTAGCAGCAACACCGAAGTTTTCTGTTCCACCAACCGCACCAGTTGTATTGGTTGGTTGTGATGTAATATTAATTGTTCTCTGTACTAGTGACCTTGCAACACTACTGGTTACATTAGTGGCACCTGCTGCTGAGACAATACAGCGATAGTAGTCACCATAATCATTATCATATGATGTAGATCCTGTACTGTATGTTGCATTGGTAGCACCACCTATAGGTGCGTAATTGATTCCATCACCATTCTCTGACTTCTCCCATTGGAATGTAAGAGGTGCTGAATCTAAAGTAGAACCAGCAATAGTAAATGAAGCAACTGCTGGAGATATTGGATTATCATCTGTTGGTTGATTACTTATAGTAATAGTTCTGAATACTGTTAATGCTACAGCATTTGTATATGATGGTGCGACTGCAGTATTTGTATCCAACTTACAACGGAACTGATAATCATCCTTTGCATAGTCATCATCTACAGTTAATGAATTTGTAGTTGCTCCACTATATCCACCACCATTAGAAACAGTAGACCAACCTACTCCACCATTACTTGAGAATTCCCATTGGAATGTTATGGTAGATCCATCTGAACTAATACCAGATACAGGACCAAACGTGGCAGTGTTACCAGAACCTGCTTCAACACTCTGTGCTGTAGGCTGTCCTGTGATAGTAACTATAACTCCAGTTCCTGTGGTTATGAAACTGTATGCACGACTATTACCAGTTGTGTTCTCGGTTACAGTAAAGTTAAATGTGGTATCAATATAATCTGCAGTTACAGTTCCAGATAATATACCTGTTGCTGTATCCAATCCTAAACCAGATGCTGCTATACTATCTCCACTAATAGTGTATGCTTCAAAGGTTGGTTCATTAGCAAATGTTTGACCAGCCAATCCAAGGTCAATGTTAACATTCTGAGCACTTGAAAAAGTTCCCACAGAACCTGAAGGAGTTGCCCAAGTAACACTAGTATCAACATACGGGAAGAATACACCACGCTTAGTTGTGAGTGACGCACCACTTCCTGAGTAATCAAAGTCAACACCACTATCTACTGGATAGTAAATTACATTAGTATATGTACCAGTACCTGCAGCTTCCTGTGCATCTGTCTGAGATCTTAATGTTACTGATCTTGCAACGACACCATCAATACTTTCATGTGTTTTTGATTCAGGATCCACAAGTGCAAGATAGTTTCCAGTACCACCACCAGTTGTACCAGCAGTAGCATTAGATGTGTTCTGTACAGTAATAGTATTATTAACAGCACTCTCTGCCTGAATAGTTAACCATCCACTCTGAGACAATGCAGCAACGTCAATACCACCAACTGTCAAACTAGCAGTTGATCCACTAGTTCTTAACTGACACTTCTTACCAACGTTACCAATAAAATGAGATGAATCAGCAGGGTCAAATTTAACTACAAGGAATGAAGATCCA